AAATAGGTGCAAGATTTATTTTAACTTGTAAAGAATTAGGTTTAGTAGAAAAAAGAAATAAAAATTATTTTTGTAGATTTAAACAGCCTTCAATTGAAATGGCTGAAAATATTAAAAAAGTTATTAACGAAACAAATAATAATTTTTACCAATCTAAAACATCTATTCAACCTGAAATAGAATTTATAACAGATGAACAAATGATACAGCATTTAAAATCTAAGGGCTATAAAATATTTAAACCATTTACCGATTATCAAGAACTTTAAAATCAAACAACAATGAAAACGACAGCAGAATTTGACTACAACGGCTACACTATTACAGTAGTAGGTGATTATAACGCACCAGAACGCGGCAGCCGTGACCGTTGGGGCGCACCATTAGAACCCGATATTGATGCCTATTTTGATATTATAAGTACGCATATTGGCGATGTAGAATTTATAGATAATGATGAATTAGCATTTTTTCTACAAACTTCTGAACTGTACATTGAAGAACTTATGCAGGAAGCGTTACAAGAAGCATACGAAGCCGAATTAGAAGCCTACCACGAAGCGCAAGCCGAAGCATATTACGAAAACCTAAGATGTCAGTACTATGATTAAATATATTATTTTGGCAGCGGTTTTGTTATGCGTTCTTAACCGCTGCATTGAAATCGAAGAAAAACCAGTGCCAACATTTAACGGTGCTGATACGCTGAAAATAATGATTCATAATGATTCGATAACAAGTATAAAACCTTTGAAAAAATGACAGCAGTAGAATTTTTAATTGATAAAATACATAAAAGATGGTATGGATTAGAAGAAGGCGAAACTTGGAATGATTTAATTGAGCAAGCTCTTGAAATGGAAAAGCAGCAGATAATGCAAGCCTACAAATTTAATGCAACAGGCGAACCAGATGGAGCTGAGCATTATTACGAAATGTTTTATAAAAAATATTAGCCCTCTACAAGTGCACCTGCACGGACCGAAGATAATACATTAGGTATACCGAATCGTATGTCGGCACTGTTAGCGTTCAGGGGATAATTTAAAAACGCAATTTTAAAAAATTATAATCATGACTGAAATACAACGCGAACACTATACTTTGCTTCTTAGCTATAACCCTTGCATGATATTTTGGCATTTAGGTGAAATGGAACTGCACGGCTTAAACTATAAAAGCTGTATGTTACACCAAAACACAACCGAAAGCGCTTATATAGCTGGTTGGTGCAACTTTTACCCAGATTCAGATAAGTTCTTTGTGTTTATAAATTTAAGTCGTTGTACGGATGATTTAGAAACTACCTTATTGATATTTCACGAAATGATACACGCGGCAATGATAGTTTACGATTGGAATTTAGAACACGAAGAACAAATAGTAACCTATGCCGAAAACGAAACGCGCGAAACTTTTAATATAATCAAACAATACTTAACCAAATGAGAACAACAATTTTAATTTTGGCAGTAGTTTTATTTACTTCTGCTACATTCCCGGCACTAAAAAAGCAGCCGAAAAAAAACCACGTTGAGTGCTACATTGACCGCTTTTTAAAAACGGCAAAGCAAGAAGCGAAACTATATAATATACCTGTAAGTATAACATTAGCACAGGGCATTATAGAATCGAATGCAGGCCGTTCAAGTTTAGCGGTTAAGCATAACAATCACTTTGGCGTAAAGTATCGCGGTAGGGGCAAATATGCGATTTATAAAGACGATACACCTAAAGATAAGTTTCAAGTTTATAAATCGGCGTGGTGGTCATATAGGGACCATTCGAAGCTACTAACATCACGGCATTATAGACACCTTACAAAACTTAGCAGATTGGATTATAAAGCATGGGCGCACGGTTTAAAAAAATGTGGTTATGCAACCGAAAAAAAATATGCTCAAATACTTATTAGTGTCATTGAAAAATATGACCTTTGGGTTTATGATTTACCGATTTTTTCACGATAAGATAGAAGGCGATGAATGGCTAATAATTCAGCACTTACCGATGGGTAATTATAAAGCTATCTGCACGCGTGAAAATCAATACTATAAATTAGGCGCTATTAGAAGTTTTTATTTTGATGATAGCGAAATTTGGAGCAAAGGCCGATATAAACTAAGGCCAAATAATCATTCTTTAACAAATTCAAAAAAATACAATGGTAAACCGCGTAACGCTAATCGGTAGGATTGGCAAAGAACCTGAGCAAAAAACATTTGGCGAAAAAACGCTAACTAAGTTTAGTTTTGCAACGTCTGAAAGTAGCAAAGACAAAAACGGCGAATGGCAAGAAAAAACACAATGGCATCAAGTTAGCTATTGGAATAATACAAAACTTGAAAAAGGCGATATGCTTTTTATTGAAGGTAAAATAGAATACCGTGAGCATGAAGGCAAATATTATACTGATATTATCGCTTCGTATTGCAGAAAAATAAACGGCGGGCCAAAAGCGCAAGCGGTCGAAGTTGAAGTTATTTCACAAAGCAATGATGATAATTTGCCGTTTTAACTTGCAAAAATAAAATAATTATCTTATTTTTTCTGTGTCAGTTCTCATTGGTCTTTTGGTTTGGACCGCCTGTTTTGAAGTTCAGGCGGTTTTTTTTAAAAATAAGATATGTATTTAACATTTGAACAAGCGATGCAGCTAATAAAGCCCCAAGGCGCTAAAAATTCAAACTATCATTTAGTTCGGATTAGGCAACTTATAAACGCTGGTTTTTTAGTCGAAGCAACGCCCGATGAAATATTTGTTAAACACTTTGACGATTTTATAAGTTTAGGCAATATTAAAACAGAATGCTTAGTAACTGCTGAATCTGTTTATAAATACATTCAAGATAGAAACGCGGTTAAAGAACAGTTAGGCAAAATACCAAAACAAAACCGACATGTTAAAGCGGTATTTGCCAATGATACATTTATTAACTTTATGTCGGTAGATTCAGCATGTTTATATTTTGGCATTTCTCGCGTTAGAATTATGAATAGCATCGAAAAGAAAAAATATATTAGAGTTCCTGATTTTGATGATTTAATAAAATTTATATAGTCAGGTGGCGGAATTGGTAAACGCTAAAACCTGTGCAGTTCTCTATAATGAATGAAAAACTTACTCTAAGCATAAAGGCGAGAGAGATTTATATAATGAAGCACTTAATAATATTACAGGTTCGAATCCTGTCCTGACTACGAAAATTAAAATTTATATAACACATGTTCAACGAATTAGCAAAAGAAATACACGAAGGTAACGCCGCTCGCGGTTTTTGGGAAGATGAACGCAAATTAACCGAAGTAGTTATGCTTACCGTTTGCGAATTAGCCGAAGCGATAGAAGCTGACCGCGATGGCAAATGGGCGGCACAAATAAACTATGATAATTACATGAATAATCAGCACCCGGCGGTATTTCGTGAAAATATCAAAGACACGGTACAGGATGAAATAGCCGATGCAATTATTAGGCTGTTAGATTTTAGCCATAAGTTTAATATTGATTTAGATTTTCACATAAACGCTAAATTACAATACAATGCTTCAAGACCATACAAACACGGAAAAACCTATTGATTCAATAGTAGAATCCGTTATAGCGAAGTTTCAACAGCGTTCTAATGTAGGTATTGAAAAGTACGGTAAAACGCTTGATAGAACCGATTTAAACTACAAAGACTGGTTAAATCACATTCAAGAAGAATTGATGGATGCAGTTTTATATTGCGAACGGTTACGCAAAGAATCCAAAACAGAATTTGAACGCGGTTACAAAGCAGCTGCCGAAGTTTATAGTAAGTTATTAGAAGCAAAAGAAAACCTATGACACGTACAGAACAGCAAAGGCTAAAAAAGATTCTTGAATACAAAAAAGGCTATTTAGATGCTATGCTTTGGATTCAAGACCAGCAGCCATACGATGATGAATTAGAATTAAGAATTAACATTTATACACACAAAATTGAAGAACTTCAAAACAAACTTAAAGGACATGACGAATGAAGAAAAAAAAGCCGCGCTAATTGAAAAAGTAGGCGAACAACGAGTTAAAGAACTGACTCAAAACATTTGGCTTTTATTAGGCGCACTTAGCACGGCAAAATATGCTATTGCTCAGTTCGAACCTAATAAGCTAAAATTCGAAATGAAAAAGCGTTTTTTAGATTTGCGCACCGCTATAAACCTATTTGTTAATAATTTCGAAAAGGCAGCAACACCAGACGAACGCGATTTATTAAATGAAAGTACCTACGACAATGTAGCGGTTATTGCCGAACTAATCGCGATGGCTATAACTTTGCCCGAATCACAGTCTGAATGGTATTTAAACGAATGCAAAAAATTATTATTTTCAGCTTACAATAAATCACAAAATGAACTGCGTAGCGAAGGCGGTAAATAAGTTGTTTCCAAATTTAGATACAAGCGAATATCATAATAGAACTTTAGGTGTTGGTATGGGTGATATTCAGCGCATGATACCTAATAATTTATCTGTATGGGCTGTTTATTGCAATCATCACAAATGCGTAAATTTTGACCTTATAAGGCAGTTACCGAAAACAAGCGATTACATACCGTTATTTTTATTTAGTTCTGTTATGTCGGACCGTTTTAGGTTACATTGCGAATTTGCGTTATGGGACCGTAATACGGTTGTAGTTAATGATATTGAACACGATGCAGACGAATATTTTAAGCGAAATAAAATATTACAAGTAGCAGCACTAATTAAGTTTGAAACACACGAAATACTTATAGTGAAGAAATGAAAAACCGCTGCCAAAAAAGCAGCGGCCACATGGAAAACAACGAAAACAAAACATTATTTAGGCTCGGTATCATTACCGGGCTTTTTTATTAAATCTTTAGGTGTTGGTATAAAGCCTTTGAAGTAACCAATTATATTAACGCCCGTTGTTTGTGATACATTTTCATAAACTGATTTTAGTTCAATACCACAAATAAATAGCGCTACATAGTAAGATAGTGTAAAGTCTAAATCAAACATCCACGTAAAAATTTGACTACCTACAATCGCTAAACAATAATCGTTCATCTTTGAAATTGTACGTCTAAAACCTTTAGAATTTATTTTTTCGCCAAGGTGTTTAGCTTTACGCAAACCTGTTATAAAATCTATTAGCAACATAAAACTAAGGCCCATAATTAGCGGCTTTAGAATGCAAAGTTGTTGTTTAATTTCTGGTAAAACTTTAAAAAAGTAGTTTAGCGAATCATTTGCAATGCGTAGCGAATCGGCGGTAATTGTCAGGGAATCCATTATGAAATTTTAATATAACGTGATAAAATAACAGCCGCTGGCGTACCTATGAAGATATACCACCACGGAAGGGGAACAAAGATTATAAAGAATGTAAATGTAAATATTGAAACCCATGTACCGAAGCAGATAGGGCACGCACCAGCCATTGACCACGGGTTATTTTTCATGGTGTTTTCAGTGTCGTTATAAGTCATTTCAACGTGCTGCAAATATTCTTTATAAATAGTATCAGCTTCATTTGCCGTTTTGTTTTGCAGTTCCTCGTTTAGTTCCTTATCGCGTTTTTGTTTCCATGCGTTGTATTTTGCCCACACGCGCTGTTTTTCTTTTGCTTCGAAGGCTAAGTATAGTTTAGAAATAAAAGCGCCGTAAAATGAAAATATACGCCCTGTGTAATATTCGCCTTGAATCGGTGAACCTATGCAATAATGTAAAAACACTATTGCACAGGCTGCTATGGGAATTAGGATTAGAAGTGATAGCATTACATTGGTGGGAATGGCGGTGATGGTTTCGGTTTATAGTCGATAAGCGGCAAATCTTTTACCCATTGAAACTTAGGATTGACGCAAAAGTCAATTTCTTCAACTGAAATAATCCAGTTATCGAAGTCATCCTGTATCGGGTTAAAATAGCTATCCTCGTCATAAAGCTGACCGACTAAGATATCCTTTTGTGTTTCTGTTAATAGTCCTACTTGTGTCATACTTGGCGGCTTAAACTGGTAT